ATGGGAAAGTTGATCGAAGGTGACGACGGGATGCCGGCTGAGGAGGTGGGCAGCTGGGCCAAAGAGAAGCATGACTACCTTTGCCGGTACATCGATATCTCCCGCGCTGCGCGAGCAAAGTACATCGGTGATCGAAAGGGGGGCACGAAAAACGGGGGCGCCACGTATATCGACCTCTTCTGCGGGCCAGGCAGGTGCCAGGTCAGGGAGACTGGGGAGTGGATTGACGGTGGCGTTGTTGCCGCGTGGAAGAAAAGCTGTGAAGGCAGAGCACCCTTCACGCAGATCTACATTGCCGACCTCGATGCACAACGGCGGCGGGCGGCCGTCGAACGACTGCGACGGTTGAATGCACCGGTCATTGAAATTGATGGGGCTGCCGCGCAAGCTGTGAAAGAAATCGTCACGCAGCCTAACACCACCCATGCTCTGAATCTGGCTTTCCTTGATCCGTTTGACCTGGCCAACCTGAGCTTCGACATCATCGTCGCGTTAGCCAGCCTGAAGCGAATCGACATGCTGATTCACGTCAGTCAAATGGACTTGCAGCGGAATGCGGTTTCCTACGCGATTGCCGATGAATCTGCCTTCGATTCCTTTGCGCCGGGATGGCGGGACAAGGTGGCCCGAGGCCAATCGCAGCAAGCATTGCGGCAGCAGGTCCTCCAGTATTGGCGAGGAAAGGTCGCAGATCTCGGGGTGTGGCCATCTACGGAGATGAGGCTGCTCAAGGGCGGAAAGAACCAGCCCCTGTATTGGTTGTTGCTAGCAGCGAAACACGAGCTCGCACACAAGTTCTGGGCAACCGCGTCCAACGTGGAAGGCCAGGGTAAGTTCGACTTCTAAGCGCAAGTCATCGCTTCCGGGTACTCGTCCCACGTGCGGCCCCGGAAGATGCGGCCGTTCGCCTTCTTGTGGCGTTTGACACCGTCGGCACCCCAGCCGCCCCATTGCTTGAAAAAGAATGCCGCACCAGCGGCCTCGGCCTGGGCCTGTACGTTCGCCACCCATTCTTCTCTCATCGGCCGGGCTTTGTGCCCGGACTCGCCACCGACGATGACCCAGTGAATGTCGCGCAGGTCGATCCGCCCGAGGTCTTCCAGCAGCGGCTCGACGGACAAGAATCGAATATGCGCATCTACTTTGCGCAGGTGTGCAATGCGCGGAACGCCGTACTTCTTGTCTTCGACCGACACCCCAAGCCAAACATTTCTCGGGCAGGCACGGCGAGCAAAATACTCCGGTAACCGTTCCGCGCGCTTGGTGAGGATCTGGTACGTGTGGTGAGGGGTGCGCTCGATGATCGAGAACACACGATCCAGGAAGGCGTCCGGAACGGCCTCGTGGAACAGATCGCTCATGCTGTTGACGAAGTACGTCGTCGGCTTCTTGCGCAGCAGTGGCTGTTCGAGCCGGCTCTCATGCAACGTGAGCTTGAACCCGTTCTCGTAGCCGGGCGCGCCCATGGCGTGGAGCCTGCGCGCCATCACTTCCGCGTAGCAGTTCTTGCACCCCGGTGAAACCTTGGTGCAACCGGTGGTCGGGTTCCACGTCTGCTCAGTCCACTCGATGGTCGATTGAGTCGCCACGTCAGCCTCCAGTGATCATTGAGGCGCAGCACGCGTAACGCGAGTCTGCGCGTGTTCGGACACAAAGGCATCCACCAACCGAGATAGCGCCAAGCGCGCCTGCCGCAGGTCGGGGTCCGCCAGGGCGGCGCGAATGCGTTCTGCCAGTTGGTCGGCGGTGGGGGCGTCTTCCGCCTTTGCCGCATGCACCAGCTGCATGCACTGCTCGATCACTCGGATCGGCGGGCTTGCCTTCCCGCTCTCGTAGCGGCTCACGGAGGACTGTTTCACGCCCAGAAAGGCAGCGAACTCCTTCTGGCTGCGCCCGTTGCGAGCAGCTTTGACCAGTTCTCCAACGCTGGTGATCGCCATTGCCTTAGCCGTTGATGCGTTAAGAGCATAATCTATCATGTCAATGCACGTAGTGCATACACGGCCATGCTCCCGGATCTGTTACCCGTGCACGAGAAGACGCGCCTCGGCTTCCCGTCGAGCAACAAGTCCTGGCAACACCCTCCCACCGCCGTACACCCACCGGCGAAGTTCAGCGGCGGCGGCTGACCAGTCCCGCTGATTGACTCGCCGCCGCAGTGTCGAGGCCTGCAGCCGTCCGGCGCCGAGGTTGAAGGTGAAGTCCACGATGGCCGCGAGCCGCTCTTCCGGCTCGGTCGCCAGCACCGGGCAGTAGCGCAACGTGGCGGCGAGCGCCACCCTCAGATCCTGGGCGAGGTAGGCCTCGGCCTCGACCTCCGTGATCGGCGGGTGCTTCGGATCGCACAGATGCCCGTAGCCGATCGTCGGATAGCCGGCCGGACAGATGTACGGATAGGCGCGGTTGGGATCGTGCTTGGGCACGCGGTGGAAGCCCTCAAAGCGCTTGGCCAACTCGATGGCCGCTTGCGGCACGGGGATCACGGCCGCACCCGGTCGAACACGCGGCCGAGGAACCAGAAGTTCAGCACCCCGGCCCACAGGGCCTGGTCGGCCTCGGTCCAGGCCGCCTGGATGGCGGGGATCCAGTCCGCCCCGGCCTCGATGGCACCCACGAAGGCGGCAGTCTTGGCCGCGCAGTACAGCGCCATGAACCAGTAGGTGATGACGGGCCGCACGCTGCTTGAGAGCGCATCGGCCCAGCGCGCGCCCGATCGCTGTCCCTGGGCGGCCACGGCCTCGCGCAAGGCCTCGATGGCCCCGGTATTCCACGCCGCATCTGCACTCGCGCCGATCTCGGCCATGCGGCTTGCCCCGCGCAGTTTCTCGAACTCCAAGGCCTTGTCCTGCATGGCGAGTTCATGGCGGCGCTCGCCCTTGCGGTCCAGCCACTTGAGAACCTCGGGCGCCAAGCGGAAGGCCCCGCCGAGGAGGCCGCCGAGCAGGGTCTCGATCATTGGCCACCTCCCATCAGCTTCAACTTGAGGGCGGCTCCGACCAGCAGGGTGGCGAGGATGGCGGTCGTGACCACCTTGATGGTGGTCTGCCACGCGGTACGGCGCGCGTCACGCCAGGCTTCGAGCAGATCGCGCAGTTCGCGGATGTCCCTTGCTGCGTGGCCATTCTCGAGGCCGAGGTGCGCGAGCACCCGCTCGGCCCCGCGCTCGGCGGCGCGGTCGAGCAGGTCGTCGAAGTCCTCGCGGCGCAGGAGCAGCATGTTCTCGACGAGGGCGGGGGCTTGGGTCGGTTCAGTCATGGGCGGTCTCCAAAAACGACGAACCCGCCACGCGGGCGGGTTCGGGGGTGACGGATCGGGGTGCGGGTCAGACGGGAACGCCGGCGCTCCAGCCGCCAGCCTTGTAGACGGCGAGCCTGTCCTCGGCGGCAATAAAGGCCAGCCAGCCGACCTTCGGGGCGTGGTACTCCCAGGCACCATTGACCCACACTGCAATCTGGTCGGTCCTGCCGGCCCAGGCGCCGGTGGCACCGGCCGGCACGATGTAGCGATCCCCTTCGGCGGGGCTGGCAGGCGGCGTGGTCGTGCTGCGGCTCGTCACCGACAGGCCCATGACGGCGCCCAGGCGCTTCAGGTTCGCGTCCATCTCGGTGTGCCAGCCGGACTCGCCCAGCGTCCAGCCGTAGACGAGGCCCAGGTTCGGATCGGTCTGTGGCATTGGTTCATCTCCTCAAAGGCTTGCAAAACCCCGCAGAGAGCGCAGGGCCGTGGTGCTCGTGCGGCGGTGGTGCTGGTTCGGGTGCTGCCGCCAGTGGCGGCCGACGAGGGGCAGGTGCAACACGCTGCCCTGCCGGGCCACGAGGCGGGTGAGCAGCCAGTCGGCGCCGGCGTCGAGATCGGCGATGCGTGTCAGCACCGGCTCGACGGCGCTTCGGCGCATCACGATCAGGCCGTGGACGTGGCTGGCCGAGTGGGCGTGCTGGAAGGCGCTGTAGGCCAGTCGCCGCACGCTGGTGTCGCGGCCTTGCTCGTCCATAAGCGCCTCGTCGGTGTAGGCCAGCACCGCCGACGGACAGGCATCGAGCGCATCGGCCAGGTGCGCGAAGGCGCCGGCCTCGTAGCGGTCGTCGGGATCGACGAAGGACACGAGCGGCAAGGTCCCTCGCGCGAAGCCCGCCGCGCGGGCTTGCCCGACCCGCTCCCGGATGCCGGGCAGCCGGTGCAGGCGGATCGGCGCGCCGGCGAGGCTCGCGAGGCATTCTTCGCGCCAGTGATCGGGCTCGTCGAGGGCAAGCAGGTGCACGTCGATCCTGGGTTCCATCACACGCCACCCCAGTACTGCCCCCAGCGCAGACCGTAGCCGGCACGATCGACCGTGCGCACCTGCGCCTGCCAGCTCGAAAGCCCCTCCCGTTCGGCCTCGATCTCGACGGTGACGCGATCGCCCGCGACGCCGGCGTCCAGGGCGGCGCTGGTCACGTCCCAGGTCCAGGCGTGGCCGGTGAGGCCGGCCTCGGTGCGCACCAGCGCGCCGTCGCGGTCTCTGATGCGCACGGTGTAGGCGGTTCCGGGTTCGGGGCCGATGTCGCCCTCGTCCTGACGCACGAGGTAGGCGGTCTGCTGGGTGCGGTCGCGGTGTGCCCAGGTGAGGGTGAGGTCGCCGGCGACCACGGCGGGCTCCGTCTGGCCGTTGAGTCGGATGCGCCCCGGCGGGTACGGCCGCGCCTGGCGGCCCGCGAGCACGATCGGTGCGCCGTTGGCGGCGAGTACCGTATCCCCCTCGGCGCTGGCCGTGCGCGGGACGGCGGCGACGAAGACCGACTCGCCCGGCGCGCGCTCGACGGTCTCGGCGGCCAGCCATTCGCCCACACCCACCAGCCGCGTGCCGGCCGCGTGGGCCTGCGGCGTGGTGTCGAGCACTCCGCGGGCGAGATCCACCGTGCCCGCGGCGGCATCGAAGGCGAGGATCGCCACGGCCTCGCGGATCGCACCAAGCGCATCGACCAGGTAGGCGTAGTCGCCGACCGCCAGGCGCTCGGGCTGGGCCAGCGCCGTCACGGGCACGGCCAGCGCATCGGCTTCGCTCGCCGGCAGCGCTTGGCCGAGCGTGAGCAGGGGTGCGTAGTCTTCCGGGGCCACCGCCTCGAGATCGGCGCTCGTGGGCCCGGTGGCGAGCTGCCAGTTCAACTGCCCCGTGCCGCCCGCACAGGCCAGGGCCCCGACGTAGGTGTCGGTGTCGGTGAGGGTGGCGAGGTCGGCCCGGCTCAGGCGCCGCGCGAGTTCCCAGTACGGCACCTCGACCGCCAGCACCAGGGCCGGCGGCATGGGCACGAGGGGCGGCTCCTCGACCGGTGGCGGCGGGGGAGACAGCACCGTGTCGTTCATGCCGAAGACGTCCTCCACCGCCTCGATGCGCCATTCAGCGGCGCCCAGCGTGCCGGTGTCGATGCCGGTGACGCGCACGACCATCCGCTCGATGCCCAGGCGTGGCCAATGCAGCAGGAACACCTCCCCCGGCAAGGGCGGGCGCTCCAGGGCACCGGGGGCGATGGTCAAGGTCATGCGCGCCAGGGGCGAGCCGAGTGCGCGCAGGTCGCGCAGCGCCAGCCGCGCGGCCAGCGGACCAAAGTTTACGCCCGGATAGTCGCGCCGCTGGTTGATCACCCCGCCTTGCAGTTGGATCGCGGCGAGGTTTTGCACCGAGACGGTGGACTCCTTGGCCGTCGCCCAGTCGGTGTAGACCACGGTGATCTCGTTGGGCAGTTCCCCCCACTGCGCGCGCTCGAAGCGCTCCACGCGCACGATCTCGTCGGGGCCCAGGAGCGGCAGGCCCTCGATCCAGTAATCGTCGCGCAGGAGCTTGAGCTCGAAGGTGCCCTGCTCCGGGTCGAGGTAGAGGAGGCCGCCGACGTGGTCGAGCACCTGGCCGATGAAGGCCTCGATCGGCTGCTGGCGCGTCCAGAGGAGGTTCAGGCCGAAGCCTTCGCTTTCGAGCGCCCAGGCCGCGTTCCAGAAGCTTGCGCCGAGGGTGGATGGCGGATAGCCCATGCCCCAATGCGGGTCGGTGAGGCACTGCACCAGGATGTGGGCCGGGTTCATGCCGACGGTGAGATGGGTGCCGGTGTCGGCATCCCAGGTCCGCACCTCGGCGTTCCAGGGCATCCAGGGTTCGTCGTGCCAGCCCGCCGTGAAGCGCCGCACCCGCACCGCCCAGGGCTTGAGGTAGGGGTTGTTCGCGGCGAACAGGATCTTGCGCGCCACGATCGACAGCACCCCGCGAAACGCCGGGATGGCCGCGCCCAGGCGGTTCATCAGGTAGTCGTTGCGGTCTTGCGCGCCACTGCCTGCGAGCACGTCGAGGTCGCCCGCCACGCCGCCTTCGCGTTCGTCGCCGCCGAAGAGCGTGGGCCGATCGATGGAGAGGCGCCCCAGCCCATGGCCGCTCGCCAGCGGCGTGCGGCTCGCATCGCCCCAGGCGCTGCGGTCGCCGGCCTGGATCTCCTGCACCGCATCCACCGGCCCCTGGCACAGCACCAGGTGCATCCCGATCCGGTAGCGGTAGCCGACGGTCTGCTTCTTGCGGCGGCCGCCCATCAGCGCGGCTCCTCATGGCAGGCCTGCGCGACCTCGACCACGCGTGCGGCCATCGCGTCGCCGGTGGCCAGCAGCACGGAGGCGGGCAGCCCCCGGGCGAGGAAGGCCCGGAAGTCCAGGCCTTGGCGCGCGAACCAGGTGCGCGTGCCGTGCACGCAGAGCCCCGCGGCGCGCACGTGGGCGATGGTGACGAGGACGTCGGCGCTCATTTCTTGCCGCCCTTCTTCTTGATCGGTTCGGCCTCCAGGTCGCCGTACCACACGACGTTCGCCCCGCGCAGCAGCACCGCGCCGAAGACGACCGGGATCGGTCGGCCCTCCTCGGCCGTGGGCGCGTCGAGGTCGGAGAGTTCGGCGGGTTTCGGGGCGGGCGGCTTGGGCGCGAGGGCGACGGAGACCAGCGCCGCCACGACGATGACGACCAGGTACCACATGGGAGGATCTGTGCGTTCAGAAGACGCCCGTCGAGAACGGGTTCTTCGTCGGAATGAAGGGGAAGCCGCCGTAGTTGGCGAGGTTGTCGAAACGGGAGTGGCAGGTCGCCGTGCTGTGGTCGCAACCGGCGGTCAGGATCACGCTGGTGCCGGTGGCCAGCGGCACCGGGTAGAGCAGCTCCACGGTGAAGGCCGTCTCCTTGACGATCATGTGGCGCGCGCCGGCCGGCGTCTGCAACCAGCCGCCGGCAAGCATGCCGGCCACGGCCGCAGGCACGCCGCCCTCTAACTTGACGCTGCGGCCCAAGACCTGCGTCACCGTGGATCCGGCGGTGATCGGCGTGGCCCCGCACGCGGCGGAATACAACACGTGCGAGCAGGCACGGCTGTACAGGCGCCGCAGGCCGATGCGCTTCAAGCTCACCTGGGCGGACTCGCAGCGGATGCGCGCAGAGTCATCGGCCACCTCCACCCCGAGCACGCGGCCCATCCAGCGCGTGCCGGAAAGCCACCAATACTCGCCCCAGGCGTCACGTCGGGCGACCGCCAACCGCACCGCGGTCGCCTCGCCGGTGAGGGTCGCTTGCAGCAGATGGCGCACCAGCGCGTGGTCGGGCGGCAGCGTCAACTCCAGCGCCGACTTGGCCGCCTCGGCCTCGAGCGCGAGCGCGCTGCGCTCGAGGGGGCAGTGCTCGTAGTGCCGGCCGCCGATCTCCACGTCGAACTCGTGCGGGGTGAGGTAGAAGCTGCCGCTCGCGCCCTCGAAGACGTAGAGCTCGACTTCGAACAGGGGGCCCTCGCTCATGGTCAGGACGGGGTGTAGGTGATGCGATCGTTGCCGCGCGGCTCTGGCAGCCGGCGCAGGGTCAGGGGGATCTCGACCAGCTCGGGGGTGTGCCAGTACAGATCGACGGCGTCGTGGTCGAGCCGGCAGCGGGCCAGACGCAGGACGCGGCTGCCGGCGGGCACCGCGGCATCGAGGCCCGAGCGCAAGACGAGCACGCCGCCGGCGTC